CATATAAATGGGAGTTTAATATGAGATTAAAGAAATTACAAACAAAGAAATTAAAAAAGAAAACCGTAAGAGCAAGAGCAAGAACTGGCCTTGCTGGTGTACCAATTGAAAAAGGTTTTGATGCAGTAAAAAATTATTTTCATTTAGAAGTTGATAAAAAAGATTGTATCAATCAAGTTAAAACATGGGTTAAGAAAAACTTTCCAAAGCCATCTAAATATATTTTAGCAAATCCAGAATATTGTTTTACAATGTCACATCATGGTGCTACTGCATTTTGGTATAATAACGATTTAAATAAAACATATGAGTCCGAAAAAGCTGCTGAATTTTTATCGCATTTATTTGATAGAATGATACCTCTTATTGATAAAGGTAAAGTTTTACTTGAAGAAAAACAAAGAGAAAAAAAAGATAATGGTAATATCATAACCTTATCACCACAAGATAAATTAGTGCGTAAGATTAAGAATACTATTATACAAGAATTACTTGAACTAGAAGACAAGTGGATTAATGGTGATGATGCCACTTTTAACATATACGATAGATTCAAGTACCACGGCTTAACAAATACTGCAATCAGTCATGTTAAGCCTATGATTGAGGGTTGGCTACTTGATTATGAAGATGCTTACCATAAGAGATGTGATCAGGCTGTAGAAGGTTACTCCCACCTTAAAAGGTCAACCCTCAATCAACGAATTAAACTATGTACAGTAATGATTGAAGATCTTGAAAGAATAAGATCAGCAACTAAAGCTTCTCGTACAATTAAAATCAAAAAGCCAACATCGGCTGACAAACAGGTTGCTAAGATGCAATACAAAAAAGAAGATAACGACTTTAAAATTGTATCAATACATCCTATACAAATTATCGGAAAAACAAAACTATATATTTTCAATACAAAATACAGGGAGATGTGTTATTATGAAACAGCAGCTCCACGTGGATTTGAAATATCTGGTACTACTATCAAAAACTTCGATAGAGAATCAAGTTTCAAAATTAAATTTAGAAAGCCATTAGAATTCTTTCCTGTTATTCTTACAAAGAATTTTAAACAAATAACAAAGTTTCTTGAAGAAAATGCAAAATCATCAAAACGTAAAGAAGCTAATGGCCGAATTAACAAAGACACAATATTATTAAGGGTTTTAGACAAATGAAAATAGAAGAACAATTTTTAACAAAGTCTAAATTTACGAAGCTTATCGAAAATGTCGTAGCAGAATCTAAGATGCCATATATAGACGCCATCATTAAAGTCTGTGAAACTAACGATATAGAATTAGAAGACATTCGAAAATTTATATCACCAGTTATTAAAGATAAGCTTGAAGCAGAGGCAATGGATTTGAATTATTTACCTAAGAAAAATGCCATTGACTTATCACTATTCAACTAAACACTGTGTATATATACTATTATATTTCAGTTAATATTTCAGCAAATAAGGAGACAATACAATGTCATTCGCTACACTAAAACGCAATCGCGGTTCTAATCTCAATAAAATTATCAAAGCAGCAGAAGCCACTACTAGTGGTGAAACTAAGTCATATATCGACGATAGAATATGGAAACCAACTGTTGATAAAGCAGGTAATGGTTACGCTGTTATCAGATTTCTTCCTGGTACAGAAGAGAACCTTCCATTTGTAAGATATTGGGATCACGGTTTTAAAGGCCCTACTGGTCAATGGTATATTGAAAACTCATTAACTTCAATTGGTCAACCTGATCCAGTTGGTGAGCTTAACTCAAGGCTATGGAACTCAGGCATAGAATCTGATAAAGATAGAGCAAGAACTCAAAAAAGAAGATTACATTACGTAACTAATATTTACGTTGTAAGTGATCCATCTGCACCTCAAAATGAAGGTAAGGTATTCTTATATAAATTTGGTAAGAAGATTTTTGATAAGATTTCTGACATTATGAATCCTTCATTTGCTGATGAGACACCAGTAGATCCATTTGATTTTTGGGAAGGCGCTGATTTTAAACTTAAGATCAGAAATGTTGAAGGTTATAGAAACTATGACAAATCTGAATTTGCTTCAGCAGCATCACTATTAAATGCAGATGAAGCTCAATTAGAAGAAGTCTATGGAAAGTTACATGACTTATCAGAGTTTACTAATCCTAAAAACTATAAGTCATATGATGATCTTAAATCAAAATTGATGAGAGTATTAGGTGAGCAATCAAATACTGGTGCCTATACTATGAAAGAAGAGATTAAGTTAAATGAACCAATGCCAGCTATTGAGCCGGTTACTGCTGAAGAAATGAGCAGTGAAGATGAAGATACTTTATCTTATTTCTCTAAACTTGCAAAGCAAGATTAAGTACCAAACCCAAACTGGTCCTTCATGTCGATTGTAGGACCAGATGATATCAATGCAGTTTGATTGTTGTTAACAACATTTGCATTGATATTATCAGAATTTAATTTATTACCAGTTGATATGTTGTTAACACCAGCTTGGCCAACACCTTCCATATTATACATATTATTTTTTAATCTTTGATTGTAATCATTCTTTGCAAATTTTAAATCTGGACTTGTCAATCCTATTGACGAACTTATATCTTGAAATTGTCCACCATACATATCTTTTGCATTTGCTTTTTTCCTAACTTCGCTTAAAGACCCCATTAGATTTTTTTGACTTTCATTCATTTTTGGATTTCCACCCATAAAAAAATCAGCTAGCATTTCGCCTGCTACGTTAGGTGCCAACATACCTAATATAGCACCAATGCCACCGCCTAATACAGCGCCTTTAGGTCCGATTCCTAAACCACCAATCGCTGCGCCTATACCAGCAAAAGCCATAGAGTTAAGTTCTGTTCCTAATATGCCTCCTAATTGTTTTTTCTTTTCTTCTTCAGATGCACTAGATGCTAAAACGTCTTGTACGTCACTCATTGCAAATATTGCGCTTAATGCTGCAAGAGGGCCAAATCCTTTTAAAAATTTAAGTACTCCTGATTTACTAAATATACGAGGATATTTTTTAGACATATCCATATCTTTTGGAGTTTTATCAGCATTGTAAAGTTGGCCACCTACGTTTTTGCCATTAATTTTTGTGCCTTTAGCATAACGTTTTATATTAGGTTGGCTTTTAGCTTGTTTAGATCGCGCAGCGTCATCATCTGCGGTTGGAGCTCCTCTATTTGTCAAACCTTTAATAGCCTTAAATCCTAAATATCCAGTACCTGCAGCTAATGCTGTAGAAGCTAATGCTGTATCTCCACCAAATGTTCCGTTTTCACCAAATAGATCCATTCCTATTTTTCCAGCTGCAGCAGCACCTATCAAAGATATTAAACCTTTTTTAGTCAATGCAAACTTAGCTAAAAATTTAAGAGCTTTTAAAAATTTACCAGGCATTAGCAAGAACGCAACTGATCCTAGTAAGCCAATGGCTGATCCCCAATTCTTTTTAAACTCTTCATTATCAAATCCTGACTCAGTAAATCCTTTAATTGCTGTTAATCCTTTTGTTACGCTACCTCCAATAAACTTTACTATATTATCAAAGCTTGGTAAAAATCCTAATATCGGCTTAAGGTTTTCGGCAAATTTATCCCACTTTTCTTTTACGTTTGTGCCAATATCTTTTAGTATACCTTTGTTTTCTTCAGTTGCAAGTAGACCTAGTGCGGCAAATATAGGAATAAATCTCTTTCCTAAAAGCATTCCGAATCCAGCACCTTGAATACCTCTTGATACTGTATCTTTAAAGTCTTTTGGAAAGTCATCACCTAATATAGCATCAGCTATTTGATCTGAAAAGCCGATTAAACCTAGACCCGGAAGTCTTTTTAATACTGCTGATCCAACTCTAGTTCCTAATCCTAATAATCCACCAGCGCCTAAGCCTGCAAGTCCAGCTTTAAAATTACTCCCAAACCCACCACCACTAGAACTATTATTAGCTCTTGCTTCAGCTTTAACAATTTTCTTTTCATTAGCCTTTGCTTCTCTTTCAGCTTCTAAATCTTTTGCTTTTTGTTTTTCAATATATTTAACAAACGCGCTTATACCTTTACTTGTTTCTTTAGTGTTATTTGAAACTTCTAAAAGCGTATCGTTTACTTGTGCTAATGTCGTCATATTATTTTACCTTTGTTCGTTTCTAGCTTTTTCTTCTATAAACTCATTTAGTAATATTAAATAAACCTCTCTCTCCCACGGTAACATTTGTTCTAACTCTGTTAAAGAATAATTAAAATGTTGCATCATCAAAAAATTAGTCTTGAAGAAATTCTCCAAGGTTTCATGAGAGAGGTTAATTAAAAAAAATCATTAAGACCGTTCAGTTGTATAGTATTTTCATGCTTACACTTTTTACATTCATATTTTTCAGTATGAGTTAATGTTGGCATTTTTTCCACAAAAGATGTAATTTTTTCTAATTGCTCATTTGTTAATGAATTTATAAACCTTTCTATCTCTTCCTTTGGTTCGTCTTTAACCATAATGTTTTCATTTTCAGTTTTTACACTATAAAGACATGACATAATCGATTCGAATAAAACTTCAGCCATAGAACCATCTGTTTTACCTAATATATTGTTACTAATAATATCTTGATATGTTGGATATTTTAACTCCACAACAATATCATCTGTAATAGAAACATTTTTTTCAATTTCCCAATTATCATTAGTTTTAATATCAATAGTTTGTAAATCTATTTTGACTTCATTTTCTTCATTACATTCTTCACAAGGATGTAATAGTTGAGTAGTTTCACCTACTGATTTAGACCTTACTTGTGTAAACATATAATCAACATCAAATGTTGCAAGATTGTTTACATTGATTCCTTGTACACAAGTTTCTAAACAACTTAACATAGAGTTTAGTATTTGCTTAGAATCTTTTGATTCGAATGCTACAAGTAATACTTTTTGTTCTTTTACTAAAAAAGGCCGATATTTAACAACTTCTTTAGTTGATGGTACCGTCATTTCATATTTTGGTACATCATTTTGTAATTGAGGTAACCCCATTCATTTCACTCCTTATAATACATCAATTCCACCAAGAGGTGTATCAATGTCCATATTAATAAATCCTTGAGTATTTGACGATCTTTTCCAATTAGTGTAAGCAAATGTTACAGTTAATTGAACTAAACCATCTAATTCGTTATTTAGTTCTATTGCACTTGTCGCTATAGGAAAGGCCTCAAGAAGGTCAACTGAATAAACAGTTCCACCACCAATTCCTGCGTTAAATCTTATAGGTCCTACTTGCTTACTTATTCCTGCTAGTGGTTGTCTTAGCTGATGTATAGTAATTGTCCTAGCATACTGACTCTTGTAATTACTCGTAAAAGCACTACTACCTTCTTCCGGAATTGCAGTATTTCTCCAAGCATCAAAATACTCTTTAACACCGTAATCATTCATAAGATAAAAAGTCATACTTACATCATCAACAGCGTATCCATAAGCAACCTTTTGAAATTCCATACCAATTCTTCTCTCACTTGTTAAAGTAACTTTAGCAGGCAATTGTGCATTAGAACATAATATGTTTAATTCTCTGCCTGATGCTCCTCCGCCACCACCTGTAAGAAGACCAATAATTCCATTCAATAATCCTCCACTACCACCAAAACTTGTTGGCATTGTAACTAAAAATCTATTTGGTCTTGCAAATCCTAATTTAGTATTAGCTAAAGCTTTTAATTCGTCTACTGTATTAGCCATTTGCTATCTTCCTTGAATCTGAATATACTCTACCAGCAGAAGCTTTTTTCCAACTTGCTGTTGGCATAAAGGTTACAATCTCCCACTCTGGTGCTGGTACTTGTGCAAACTGAGATTTAACATGATCCATTAAATAATGTTTAAAACAAGGTTGAAAGTATTTAAATTTAGCAGCGCCTTTAAGCAATCTATATGTTAAATTAAAACGTGTTGATTCGTTATAACTTTTGTTATTAACTAAATCAAGTAAACTATCTAAAAACTTTGCTCGTAAAACCGGTGGTATATAATGCAAGTTTAAACCTCTAAAACCACCTGGTGCTTTTTCAACTGGTATTACTAAAGGAAATGTATCGTAATACGGAAGTTTATCTTTAAGTTTAGGATCATAAAAAAACATCATCATACTTCCTAATAAAGGTGAATTTACTTTATTAACACCTTCTTCTCTCATTAAAGATTCCCGGTTAACTCTCGTTAAACTTTGTACACGTTTACGAAACCAATCACGTGATTCATCTGTACGTGGTGTAATACCTTTTCGAAAAGCTTCAAGTTCTAGTTTTTGAAATAAGTTACTCATGATTCTATTTATATCTTTTTCTTACGCTTTTTTCTAAATGGTTTCATTGGAGTATACTTCTTAAGTTTTCCAGGAACTGGCTTATGCAATAATTTCATTTCTTGTAAAGTTTTTTCAGTCCACACGTGAAACTCCCATCCACGATCCTGAGCATACTCATTTGCAGCTTCCCACTTATTCATATTTTTTACATAAGTAAGACCTTCAGTAATATATCTTTTAGTTTTTTTTGCACCTACCGGTGGAACAGTTTCTTTTTCTGGTTTTATTTCAACTAAGATGGTTTTTTCTTCAAACACTATTTTTAAATCAACATAGTATTTGTGATACTTTTTATCAACGTCATAGTAGTATGGAATGATAACTTCTTCTGAACTCCATCCTTTTACTTTATCGTTACTATCGCACCAGCCAAATGCAGCTCTTTCCCATAATGATCTATATACAACCGAAGATGGATCTCCTTTGTATTTTGATTTATTTTTGACTTGGTATCTTCCTGAATATCCCATGAAATCCGTTATAAATAAAGAATAATACTTTAATATATCTATAAGGATTAAATATGTCAGAACTTAGCATT